AAATGACGGTGTGGCACAGTTCATAGCTAATACTTTACCTCAATATCAAATGGAAGGTGAAAAACAGGCTGAATCATTGGATAGAATATTTAATACAGTAAATAGTATTTATGATTATATAGATACTAAGGAAGTAAATACTAAAGGAGGAGGAGGTACTACCTTTAGAACTTCTGAAGGAGTATCATGGGAAGATATTCCCTTAAATTCTGAATTTACAGAAGGAAATACAACATACAGAAAAGTAGGAATAGAACCAAACGACTCAAGCATTGAAATTGTAGGGTAATATGGCTGAAAATAAATTATTCAATCAGTTATTTAAACCTGATGTAGAAGAAAGTGTAGAACCTACACAAGAAACTACTGAATCATCGGGAATATTTAATCAATTATTTAAACCAGATACTAATGTATCTTTTAGTTTTATTTTAAATAATAAAAATTCTATCAGTAATTTTACTGATACTTCTTTAGGTACAGTTAATACTCCTAAAGGAAAACTAAAAACATTTACATCAGAAATTGATGACGTTCTGTCATCCAATGCATTTACCGAAAATGCAATTTTAAAACCTAGTAGAAATATAAAGTATGCATACTTAGAAAGTTCTGCTGGATTTTATAATCTCTTATCAAACATCCCCGGAGGCATTAATAGATTTAGTAATTTTATACAAGGAGAAACTTCTAAAACTCCTGAAGAACTATTATTGTCAGATAATGAATCGGATGAATTAAATCTCCTAGAACAAACAGAAAAATATTTAAAAACAATAGGTTTAAAAGTTGCTCCTAAAGGGGAAGCAGATGATGGGGTATTGGCTAAAATATATCAAGGTATCGGTGCTGCACCTATAACTGTTGGAGAATATATTCCTGCTATTAAAGGTGTAGGAAGTATAAGTAAAGTAATTACAAAAACTCCAGTAGGTAAAGCTTTAAATAAAGTAAATGAAAAATATTTAGGTCTTATAAATCCTGCATCTGTAGGTATGGCTGCGACTGATTTTGTAATGCAATCAGATAAAGGATTAGCTACTGCTGCAACAGCAGGTGCTAAAGGATTTATTTTAGGTAATGCCTTACGTGGAACAGAAGCATTAAATATGAAGACTAGAGCAACTACTTTAGGTGTTTTAGGATTTGGTTCTACAGAAGGTAATTTTGAAGATAGAATTTCAGGTGGTGTAACTTTTGCATTTCTAGGTGCAATGGGAAACATAGGAGGTAAAGGAGGTAGAGATGTAGTTACTGATTTTAGAGATTCTTTAAAATTCAGAAAGGGAGTGTTAGAAGGTCAATCATTAAAAGAATATAATGAATTTGCAAAAGGATTTGATACTGAAATAAAAAATCAAGAAAGATTTCTTGTAGATTTGTTGAAGAAAAAAGAATTTATTGATGTAGAAATAAACAATGCCTTAGAAGCTAGAAATAAAGGTGAAAAATCAATTGATAATAAAGCTATAGAAACTTTAAAAAAACAATCAGAAGATTTAGGTGTAGTTATATTAGCTAATAAAGACTTTTTTAAAACTCAGCAATACCTAAATATAGTCACTAAAGAAAAGAAAGATATCAGAAATTCTACGGAAGCTAGGTCTGATTTATATATTTTAAATGAAGCTAATAAAAAGAAAGCTAAGTATAAAGATTTAGATGGTAAAAGTGTAAGTTATCATATAGGTAGATTTGCTTTACCGGGTAAATTTTTAAATAAACATCCTGTTACCAAATGGATAGTAGATAGAACAGATACTTTTAGAATTAGAGTAGAAAATAAATTTGATACTATAATTAAAGGGTCTGGTTTTAGAGAGAAAGATTATAGCATATTACCCATTAATAAAGATTTTAGTTTTGCTCCGGGGGTAAAACTTTCTCAAAAAGTAAATTCTAAAGATTCTTTTATAGAAGTAGCTAAGACTCTAACAAAAGAAGAAAGAATCGGGGCTATGGAAAAAGCTATAGAAATAGAACAAAGATACTTAGAAAAACCTAAAGATAAAATTTTTGATAAAGATACAGGTAATATAAAAATAGAAGAATTAAATAATACTTTTGGAATGAATTCTAAACAACAACTCTATTATACAGCTATACGAAACATGGTAGAAAGAGTTAGAAAAGACATCAATGGTCAGATTAAAGCAACAGGATTAAATAGTTCTTTAATAGGAAGAATACCTAATTATATTCCTCACGTCTGGTTTGGAGATTACAGAATATTTGCTAATAAGACTGTAGATGGAAAGAAACAGTTGATGAATGTGTATGGTGCAGAAAGTCTAGGTAAAGCAGAGAGTCTAGTAAAAGAATTAAAAAAAGCAGATAAAGATATTGAATATAATATATCTTCTAAAAAGGAATACGCTCAAGACCCTTCTTCTGTTTTTTCTGAGGCAATGATGTATTTAAAAAACGATGGAGAAGCAACTAAAGCTATTAACTCTGCATACTTAAATTGGATAAGAAAAAATGCTCCTAAATATGTAATGAAAAGAAGAAAGGATAAATATATAAAAGGTTTTGCAGGTACAGAGCCTTTATATAGTAAAGAAAAAAATTTAGATAACTTTGAAAAAGCTATTTTACAATTTGTCGAGGGAGGTATTTACGCTTCCGAAAAAATGAAATTAAATAGAGATGTTACCTCATTTTTAGAATTAGATGGTGTGGCTAGAAACTTATATCCTAACGCCTATAAAATAGCTAAAGGTTATTTAGATAATTCTTTTTCTAGAGAAAAAAGTGCAGTCTCTAAAACAATAGATAATTTATCAGAAAGATATTTAAAAACATCTGGAGGTGATGCTTTTATAGGAGGATTAAATAGAGTAACTTTAACAACAAAATTACTAGCATATAACGTAAGATTTATAGCAGCACAATTAATTCAGCCTTATCAGATGATTGTTCCTCAGTTACATCGACTAAATTCCTTAGGAGGTAAAGGTGACCCTATGGGTGCAGTGTTTTATGGATTTAAAGAAATGTTTAATCCTAGCAAAGAAGGTAAAGAATTTTTTAAATATTTAGCAGAACAGAGAACAGTAGAAGCTAAATTTTTAGATGAATTTAGAAATGAAGATATGGTAGTTCAAGCTAGAATACCTACTAAAACTGAAGTAAATAAAAAAGGCGATTTGAAATTATTAAGTCGTTCAAAACTTTGGGAGATAGCAACAGGTAAAACTTTATCCGCTAAAGTAGAAATGTTCTCAAGAGCAATGTCTGCTTTAATGTTTAGAAAATATTTTATTGATTCTGGTCTATCTGTAAAAGATGCTAATAGAAATGCTTCATATATGGCTAATAAATATATGGTCGAATACAATAGATTTGAAAGACCTAAGATTTATGGAGAAAGTGGTGCTTTAGGTTACATAGGAAAATCAGCAGGGCTATTCAAAACATTCCAACATAATTTCTTGGCTCAAATGGTAGAGCATATTCAAACAGCTAAAAAAACAGGAGATGTAAGAGGATTATCTGCTTTTACAGCTAGTATGATTTTTTATGCAGGTACTTTAGGAGTAGTAGGTATAGGTGCTGCGGATTACTTAATAACTAAAATAAATGAATATACAGGTATGGATTTAAGAACACCTACTATGGTTTTAATGGAAGCAGGATTATCTGATTGGGTATTATTTGGTGTACCTTCTGTAGCTACAGATACTAATATTACATCTACTGTTGCAGCACCAGACTTATCTGCAGACCAACTATTTAGTTTTCCTTCTTTAGAATATGCCTCAAAAATAGTTACAGAATTAACTATGAGAGAAGGTAAAATACATTTAGGTATAGGTTCACCTAAAGATAGTCTTAAAGTTTTAAAAGCAATAGCACCAAGTTCCTTACATGGTGTATTAGAATTATTTTATAATAATTTAGCAAACAATAGAAATATATTTACTTTTAAAGATATGTTTGAAGAAGGTAAAGAAACAACTTTGGTTGTTGATATGAATAATAAAGATAGAGGTAAATATGAAAGAGATTTAGATGATTGGCTAAAAAGATTACTTATAACTACAACGACTGTGCAAGAAGCTAGATATCTCAAAAATATCTATGTACTAACAAAAATGAAAAGTAATTCTAATGCTACCATAGATAACTTTGTTACTTTTGCAGCACATACTTATATGTCACGAGGGTTTATACCTCATGTTTATAGAGATTATATGTTATCTAAAGGACTTACTGAAAGACAAATAATAGAAAGAGTAAAAAACAGAATAAAATTGATGAATACTTCTATGTTAGATAGAATGAGAAAAGGTGAGTTAACACCTAGAAATATGAACTATTATATGTTTTTAAATCAAGTAAACGAATGAAATTTGTTTTAGTTCTTATTGTATTCTTTGTAGGAGAAAATAATCCTAATATGTACAGATATATCTATGTAGATTTTATAGATGAAAATACTTGTTTATTATTTAAAGAACAACAAGGAAAACTATTACAAGAAAGTATTAGTAATCAATTCAAACATAAAGACATTGACTATCAAGAAATTCAATGTTGGACACTAGAACAGTGGATAAAAGAAGATAAAAGAAAAAAAAGAGGAGTAGAAGCATAATGTTAAATATGTTATTAGGTCCTATTACTACTATAATGGGAGATACAATTAAAGGGTTTGTAGCGACTAAGAAAGCTAAAGCAGACCTAGCACTAACGGAAATTAAAGCACAGAAATCACTTAAAGAACAGCAAATAGCAGGGAAAATTGGTTGGGAGGCTTCGGCTGTTGACCAAATGAAAGGGTCGTGGAAAGATGAGGTAATTTTACTAGCCCTATTAATTCCTGCGGTACTAGTATTCATACCCGGATGGACACCTCATATTAAAGCAGGGTTTGAAGCCCTACACTCATTGCCTGATTACTATAAACATCTTTTATACATAGCTTGTTCAGCAAGTTTTGGTATTAAAGGTGCTAAAGGTGCTATGGGGCTTATTACAAAAAAGAAATAGTTTAACTAAAGTTATAGGAGAAATAATGTCAGATATAATTAAAGATGCATTAAAAGAAAGAATTAAACAACATGAAGGATATAGACTAGATACTTATATAGATACCCTTGGATTCAAAACAGGGGGCTATGGTCATAAAATGCTACCCGGAGAAGAGCCTCCTAAAGATAAAGAAGGATGGGATAAAATATTTGATGAAGATTTTGACAAAGCATGGAACTTAATGGAGAAATTTTGTGCTGAAAATAATCTTGATTTACCTGCTAAAGCTAAAGGTATTATATGTGAAATGATTTTCCAAATGGGATTTGCAGGAGTTTCTAAATTTAAAAATATGATTAGATATTTAAAAGATGGTAACTTCCCTGATGCAGCAAATGAAATGATGCGGTCGAGATGGTATAAGCAAACCCCTAATAGGTCAAGAGCATTAAGTATGGAAATGAGAAACGTTTAATTCATATTTATAGTGTTTTTAATTCTGTCATATAAATTCTCATAAATATAAATAGTATCGTAAATAATAGAAGATAATAATACTGAGTTTTCATAATCAGGAAATTTTTCTTTGAACACATTAATTAAATCAGAAGGTTTAATATAATCTAAATTTAATTTTATTTCTCCACTTTTATCTAATTTAACTACAATAGTAGCAAGGTTACTACTTACCTTGTTTTTTTGAGATAAAGTCCGCATTGACTTTTTCATCTAACTCTCTCAGTTTACCAAGTATCTCTATTAATCTTATTACTTCGCCATAAGGTCTAGTAAATAAGTATCTTAGTAATGTTTGTATTTCTTCGTTATTAATTATGTATGTTTTCATACTGCCTCCTAATTAGTAATTAAATTGCCTTCACCCATTTCTTTCTCAAATTGTATCAGGTAATCCATATACCACTTTGCTTTTCTTAAATCTTCAAAACCATTCTTTTCTCTGTGACGAGATAAATATTTCCAAATCTGACCTTTTAAATAACCTCGAAACTCATCTGATGTAAGCTGTGATTTAATAGCTTCAATAGTTTCTATGGTCTTAGCCTTATAATAATTTGGATTTATTTTATCCATTCTTTATGTTCTCCAACACAAATAATTCTTTTAATGGTACTAAAACAAATTTAGATTTTCTATGGTCTCCTCCAAAAACATTTTTATTCTTATATTTTTTTACAAGTTTCTTAACGGTACTTACTTTAAATACTAAAGTACAGTATTCATCATCACCATCAGTTAAGATATGCATCCAATAGTCAGCTTTGGTAACTGATATCCCACTTGGCTTATCATAACATTGTATTTCAATTGCAATGTTACCTGTCTTTTGCCACCAATCTCTCTCAGACTTTATCTCAAATTTTTTCTTAAAAAACATATCGTGAAGTTTCTTTTCACGCATTTGACCAAACTGTAAATCTAAATCAAATTTCTTTAGTGTTTTAATATCACTAGAGTTATTAAAATTATCTTTACTCATTAATTTAATTTCCCATTATCATTTTTAAATTTAATATAGTCTAGTATATCAACAATGTTGGTATCACTGTGTTTACCATTACCTTTTAATACAGGTTCTTTATAAGTAACCTCAGATTCCTCTTCTTCTAAAGCTTCTATACCTAAATCATAAACATATGCAGGGTCTGTTAAACACATTCTCATCATTCCCATTGCCATAATCTCACAAGTTTGCTCATCTTCAGAGGGATTTTTATTCTTTTTAATACTGCACATAAATGAACCCTGCCTATCAGGTACAGGGGTCACATAAATAACAGGACCATTTTTTTCCAAATCTTTACTTTTTGACATCGTTTTTATCCTCCTTTGGATTAACTAATTTTGTATACCAAAACCATCTAGGTGATTTTGCTTTTGATTGTTGTTGTGGAAGATATTGTAATTCTTCTCCCCAACAAGTTTTTTTATAAGAACAAAAAGAACAGACTGTGCTTAACACTCTGTTGCCTGTTGTTACTTTATTAAATGTTTCAGGAGTATCCTCAAAACATCTTTCAAACTCTTTATCATTTACTAAAGCATCTATATTCTCTTCAGCAATTTTTATTGCTTTAACTTTATAATCTTCATTATAAGTAGGTGTTTCTACTATTTGCCATTCACCAGTAGATTTATTTATTACAATCCATCCACCAAAAGGTTTACCCGAAGAATCAGAATATAGAGAACCTTGAACTACATATCCAAAGTTATCATCTTCTCTGACATTATTAAATCCTTTTGCAAATTTATTATCATACGCCCAAGGAGATGCACTTTTAATATCATAGATTTTATTATCTATCTCAACATCATAAGTACCTTTAATCTTAACACCTGATAATTCATTATGAACTTCTTTCTGTTCTGATTGAATTTTAATTCCTGCAGCTTTCATAATACCTATTGCTGCCGCTTCAATTAAGTCTCCAAACAAAACTCTCATTTTAAAATTATAAGGGGGTGACTCTGATGAAGACTTACTTTTCTCCATTTGTAACTGGCATAAAGGTCGTCCGATGTTTGATGCTCTAAGACCAAACTCTTTTTTTCTTTGGTCAGTGAATTGCTTGCGGAATGATTCCATGCAAGCGTCACCAAACTGAGTGATCAAATCATCGGATACCTCAACCGCATCTTTCGATGCAGCCTCAAGAAACACCCTAACTTTTTCTAGGATGTCTGAACTCACGAAGCAAGTATCTCCGCTGGATCATCTTCTAGATCTTGCGTTGCTTCTATGATCTTTGCATCAGCTGTAGTAGGAGATGACTTCTTAGCAGAACGCCAGAGCTCTACTATCTCCTCGTTTTCAGTGTTGATAACATCCTGGAAAGATAAGAGAATCTCTTTTTCTTTGTCAGTTTCT